ATTTCAAAAAGTTTTATGTTTCTGTTGAAGATTGTCCAAGACATGATAAAGAGTTTCTAAAAAAAGAACAATTAAGAATGAGTGCTTTTCAATATGCTCAAGAATATTTAGCACAATTCCTAGATCAGATGCTCCAATTTTTTGATGACGCTTTAATTGAAAAATGCATGACTAGAAAAAGAGGTGATACTTTCCCACAAGATAAAAACTATTGCGGTGTAGATGTTGCAAGAATGGGAAATGATGACACAGTTATTCTTTCAGTTGCAAAACACAACGATAAACTTTACATGATTGATTTAGAAATAACAAATAAAACCAAACTCACCGATACAGTTAGAAAAATAAAAGAAGCAAATAAGAAGTATGATTATAGAAAAATCTACATTGACACAACAGGAATGGGTTTTGGTGTCTTTGATCCACTTCTCGAAGATGATGACACCAAGCGTAAAGTTGTAAGTATAGAAAATGATTACCGCAATTTGTCTGCTGATGCAGAAGGAATGCGGAAGAAGATACCGAAAGGGGATTTATACACTAATCTAAAAGTTTTAATGGAAACAGGCAGATTAGAACTTTTCAAAGATGATGACATTTTAGACTCATTAAGAAGCGTTCAGTATGAATATAACGAGGGGGATTTGAAAATCTTCTCAAGCAACGGACACATAGCAGAAGCGCTAATAAGGGCATGCTGGTGCACCAAAGACAAAAGTTTAAATATTTACCACTACTAACAAAACATGGCATGGACAGGCATTTATGTAGCAACAATAGGAGAATTTCAATACAAGTGCGGTGCAAAGTGTAGCGCAACTTCTAAGGCAGAGGCTTACGGAAACTCTTTCGCGCAACAAGCCGAAAGCATTATTAACATTCTATGCAGAAAGGTTTTCGCTTCTTCAACAAGTGCTTTCACAGCTCTCCCTGCAACAACAAAATACCTTTTAACAGCAAGTGCTTCAGACTTAATGGCAATTTATGCAATTCAATATGATCTGTCTGGCTTCACAACAAGAGGAGAAGCTGAAGATATGATTGTTATTCTTAGAGATGATTTCCTAAGATGCATTTCTATTTTACGAGATAAAAAAATGCACGACTTCTTAATGACGGGGGTTGAAAACTAATGCACGACTTCAAGAATTGGCCAGAACTAAGAAACAATGAATTAGACTTTTATTACTGGGATAGTCCGCATAAACAATTATTTGAAACTTTTGATGCAAAAATTATTAGGGTTCATGATGCAGACACAGTTATTGTCCGCATACCCGAAAGAAACTTTGATTTTCCTGTAAGATTTTCTAATTCTTCAGCTAGAGAATTGATTGAGAAACCAGAAAGGGATACAAGTGCTCAACTTTGTGCAGATGGAAAAACTGCTCAGCAATGGTTAGAAGATAGAGTTTTGGGAAAAGAAGTCACGGTTGTTTTAACAAAAACTCGTGTTGAAAAATGGGGAAGATTATTAGGCAAAGTTATTTTTAATGGCATTGATCTTGGAGATGAATTAGTAAGCAATGGCATGGCAGTTCCATGGGCAAATAGAATTGATGGAAAAATTCCAGCTTTGCAGGTGGTGAAAATATGAGTTTAAATTTCGATACATTGTTTGGCCCTTATCAGGACAAAACAAACACAATTTATTCTTACGATTGGGTAGATGTAGATTCAGCAACGGGATTTGTTGCTTATGATGGTTTAGCCGCAACAGACAGCACAGGAACAAAATACTTATTGGAAAGATCAACTGAAAGAGCAAATTTATTTTCAACTTATGCAGGAGTTGTTGACAATCATCGATTTCCAAATACATGGTTAAATCAAGGAAATTATACAACTCTAACAAAAGCAATCGATGCAGATTTCGATACGAGTGATTTTAAGAAAACAAGAACATTAAGAGGGAAGGCGTATGTTAAAGTGCCTATTGGAACTTGGGGTTTAGCAGGATCAGGAACAGGTTATATACAAGCATTTTATTTTATTGCAAAAATAAGAAAATGGAACGGAGCAACAGAAACAGAAATTGCAAGTGTTCAATCAGCAACGGCAACAACTTCTTCAGGTGACGGGGATATTGATATTAAAAATTATATGGCCGCTTCTGTTGAAGTGCCAGAAACAACCCTTGCTGTTGGAGAAACCCTAAGGTTAACCATAGAAGTATGGCTAGACATCGCAAACGATACAACTGTTGGCGTAGGTCTAGGTCATGATCCGCAAAATGATGCAGATGTTGTAGGCGGAGGTGTAGGATTCGCCGCAGGAGATTCACGATTAGTTTTCGCTTGCCCATATAAAATTGAGGCCATACCAGCGTAAAATGCCAGACACAAATATTTCAAGAAGTGCAATAGGAGATAACTCCACAACTTTTGTAGATTATTCTGTCGATACAGCAATTACCGACGGTGCAACAGGCATCGGGGAAACAGAATATATTAATTCAAGAGCTGATGAATTTTTAGGCTATTATAAAAATATTGCAGAATTGAAAGCAAGCATCGATGCTAAGGCAACATGGACAGTTGGAAAAGGATTTCGAGCTGATCCATTAACAACTTTTTACTGTAACAGAATAAAGGGTTTTGGCGTTGATACTTTTAACTCGATTTTAGAAAATTGTGTAAGATCATACCATATTTATGGAGATTCATTCTGTGAAATTATCAGAGATGATGAAGGAATGTTAATAAATCTTAAACCTCTTGATCCAAAAACAATTAAGATTGTAGCCAACGCTCAAGGAAAAATTGTTCGCTATGAACAAATTTCAAAGGCAAAAGATGGAAAAACAAGAAAACTAGATCCTAAAAAGATATTTCACTTATGTAAAAATAGAATTGCTGATGAAATTCACGGAACAAGCATCATTCCAGCAATGGAATGGATAATTCTAGCTCGTAATGAGGCCATGGCAGATTATAAGAAAATGTTGCATAGAAATATCTATCCGGTGAGAATCTGGCATCTAGACACAGATAAGGAAGAAAAAATAACTGCTTTTAAAGCGCAAGTAGCAGCTGCAAAATACACAGGAGAAGATCACTTTATTCCTAAGGGAGCTGTTGAAACAGAAATCGCGGCGATTCCAGCAAACTCAACCTTAAACCCAATGGCTTGGATTGATAAACTTAATCAATATTTCTTTGAAGCTTGCGGAACACCAAAAATAGTAATTGGAAACGCGGCGGACTTCACAGAAAGCTCAGTTAAGATTGTCTATCTAGCATGGGAACAAACTATAGAAGAAGAACAACTTTACCTAGAAGAACAAACAGGCATGCAGTTAGGTTTGGGGATAGAACTAGAATTTCCAGCTACACTACAAAACGAATTATTATCAGATGTTGCTAAAGATGGAACATTGCAACAGAACATGAATCAACCATCACAAACACAAATCACGCCTAACGAGGCAGGACAATAAAATGGCAAGGAAAAAGAAATATGATTATGAAGCAGAAAAAACAAAAGTAACTTTCTCAAATGAAAGAATGAATCCGAATAGTTCTTACAATCAAAATTCTAATGTGCCACATGAAGAAGAAGTTAACCCAGAAGTCAGAGAAGATTTTGAAGCAAAATATGGAAAGGGAAATAAATTCGGAAAAGACGGAAAAGGATACAAAGACGAAGAAGCGTATAAGGCAGGAGAAAAAGGAACAGAAGTCGATAAGGGATACACCGACTTCTTAAAAACTCACAAAGAACCAATAAACATTAATCCATTTAATAAAAAACCAACTGAAACAGAAGATGAAAAAAGAGCATTATATGAAGCATCTGTAAAATCAAAACAAGAGGGTTTTAAGATAACAGGAGAAGATATAGCCCTTGCTGCAGGTACTACATTGGGAATGGGTGCAAGCATAACAGCTTTCGGAACACTAGGCACAAAGGGAGTTGCAGGAGCTTTTGGAACTGCTCCAGCAAAAGCAGTTGAAAAAACTGTTCTCTCAATAGCAGGAAAAGCAATTAATAGTCCTTTAGGGAAAGTTGCTGTTTTAGGAATGTCAGCAGATCAATTGACAAACTGGTATGCTATGGATAACATCGCTGGCGGAGCATCAATTTTAATCAGAGATTTAAAGGGAAAAATAGGATCAGCTACACCACAAGAAAGACAAATGATGATTGCACAAGCAGAAGAAGCAAAAGAAAACGCAGAAATAGCAATGAATAAAGTAAGAATCTCAACAATAGTTGATCCTGCAAGCTGGCCTTTTGCAAAATTATGGATAACAGGAAACGATCAAAAATTAAAAGAAATTGAATATAATTTAAATTACATGAGAAATTACGATCCTTATATGGATCAATGGAGCAATGAAAGCAGAGGTCAAAGGTACTAATGGCTTGGAAAGAAATATGCTGGAATATTGTGAATTCGCTTCTTGCAGGTGCCTTGGTGTTTCTCGGGGGAGTGCTGGGAAACAATGGGACTATCAACACTGCCACGCTCTTGGCGTCGGGTATTACTGCATTTATAGTGATGATCACGAAATTCGCAGAGTACTGGAAGCAAGAAGAAAGCGAATATATGGATTGCCCGAAAACACAAAGTAAATTCTTTAACTTTTTGCCAATATTATGATGAAAACTAAATTAACAAAATTTCAAAAATGGAAGAACAAGAAACTGAGAAAACTAAAGAAGTGGTTAAACTCACCAAAATAGAAGAAGCAAAACTTCTTAT